CCGTACAACACTAAGGGCTACATCGACGGAATTCAGTTTGACGAATTTGGAAAACCAACGCTGTATGATTTTCTGGAGCATCATCCGGGATCAAATCTGACCGCTCAGAATCGTTTCATTAATCCTGAAAAGGTTGCGGCGAGGTTTGTGACGCATTGGTTTAAACTCCGTCGCCCTGGGCAACATCGAGGAATCCCCGAATGTGCCTCAACGCTCAATCTCGGCGCGTCTGCCCGTCGATGGCGAGAAGCCACAGTTGCCGCAGCGGAGAACATTGCCGACTTCTCACTCTTCATCAAAACGCAGTTCGAGCCGGAAGAAATGGATTCCGTTTCTGCGATGTCCACTCTGGACATTCAAAAACGGATGATGACCGCGCTGCCTGCTGGCTACGACGCATTTCAGCCGAAAGCGGAACAGCCGACAGCGAATCATGCTGAGTTCTCAAAGTCGCTTGTGAATGAGCAGGCTCGCCCCAAAAGCATGCCGTACAACAAAGCGGCCTGCGATTCATCGTCTTACAACTACGCATCAGGCCGACTCGACCACCAGACCTATTACGGCCATTTGGACAGCGATCGTCAGGACTGTGAGGACTGCGTTCTGGAGCCGATGTTCGCCGTGTGGTTTGACTATGCGGTGACGACCTACAACTGGATTGGCGGCAATCCTGATGCGATCAGTGAAGGCGCGAAAGCTCACGTCTGGGACTGGCCAAAGCATCAGGTTGCGGACATCGAAAGCGAAGCCAACGCGGCCGACAAGAAACTGAAGAACGGTACTTCGTCAATCGCTTCAGAGCACATCGCCAGCGGACTTGATCCTGAAGACGAACTGCAGAAGACGGCAGTATCAAACGGGATCACCGTTGAACAGCAAAGACAGATCAACATGCTGCTAAATCTTCCGCAGCACGTCATCCCGGTTGTGGCTCAGATCCTTGGGATCACAAAGCCACCAGAGCCGGCAACGCCACCAACACAGCCGCAGGAGGCTCCAGCCAATGGCTAAGCACGCAATCGTTGGAATGTCCGCACCTGTCACAATCCAAGCCGCAGAGGGCGACGCAGCAACAGGCCCAAAGGCATTCAGCAGCACGTTCTACACGGGCGGGGCGCTCAATATCGCAGGCTGGGACATGCCAGTTGTTGTTGATCTTGCCGGCCTTAAAGCAGGCAAAGTCCTAGTCGCAAATCTCGATCATGACGCGACCAAACGAGTTGGAAACTTTGATCTGGTCAACGATGGCATCCAGCTCGTAGCAAATGGCAAGGCAACAGCCGCAACGGCGGCGCGTGACGAAGTCGTTAACTCGGCCGCCAACGGCTACCAGTGGCAGGCATCACTCGAAGTTGTGCCGCACAAGGTTGAAGAACTCGCTAAAGGCAAAACAGTGACCGTCAACGGTCAAGAAATCACAGGCCCCGCGTACATCACACGGACAGGCACTTTAAAAGGTTTTGGTTTCGTTTCGCACGGTGCGGACGACAACACAACCGCAACGATCGCGGCATCTGCCGCTTCATCCGCAAAGGGAAGTACAATGGAACCAAAATTCAAAACGTGGGTCGAAGCGATGGGTTTCGACGCTGACAACCTCAACGCAGAACAGATTTCTGGCCTGCAGGCAAACTATGCTGGGCAGTCTGCGCCGGCAAAGAAAGTTGAAGCTGGGTTAACCGGCTTTGAAGCAAAGAAGGCGGAGCGATCCCGCGTTGATCAGATCACCGAGTACGCATTAAAAGCTTGCGACTCACAGCCGCACAACATCGACGCAATCAAGCAACTTACAGAGCAGGCTATCGAAGCAAAATGGGCTCTCGATAAGTTCCGCCTGGAGTTGCTTGAAGCCAGTGCGCCAGAACCATACCGCATCACCGGTCGTGGTGTCGAACGCATGACGAACAAGGTTTTGGAAGCTGCAATCTGCCAAGCTGCGAATGCACCAAACCTCGACAAGATGTTTGACGATCAGACGCTGCAGATTGCTCACGATCGATTCAAGAGCACAATCGGCCTGAATCAGCTGATGCACATTGCCGCTGAATCAAACGGGCATCGCGCGGGTGGTGGATCACAGATGAGCGTTGATGTCCAGCGGGCTGCGTTTGGAATGCAGTCGCAGGGAATGATGCGAGCAAGTGGATTCTCCACAATCAGCATCAGCACAATCCTAAGCAACATTGCAAACAAGTTCCTGCGGGCTGGTTTTGATTCGGTCGACATGACGCCGATGCGAATTGCTGCCATCCGTAATGTTCGCGACTTCAAAACGATCACGACAACGTCTTTGATCGCTGACACGGAATTTGAAAAGGTTGGTCCGGACGGCGAGCTGAAGCACGGCACGCTGTCAGAGTTGACCTACACCAACAAGGCCGAAACCTACGGCCGCATGTTGGCAATCACTCGAACCGATTACATCAACGACGATCTGGGAGCAATCACAGCCGTCCCGATGAAGTTGGGTCGTGGTGCCGGATTGAAGCTGAACAACATCTTCTGGACAAAGTTCCTGAACAACTCAGCGTTCTTCACCAGCGGACGGACCAACGTTAACACAGCAGTCGCTGACATGACCATCGGTGGCCTGCAGGCGACCGAAACAATCTTCATGGATCAGACCGATCCAAACGGAGATCCACTTGGAATGGAGGCAAGTATCTTGCTTGTGCCAACTCCGCTGAAGGTATCCGCGAACACTCTGATGAAATCTGAAAAGGTTGTCACCGGAGCAAGTTCCACGATCGGTGAAGCAAATCCATACGCAGGCCGATTCCGCGTGGAAAGCTCACCATACATGAGCAACGCGAACTACACCGGATATTCAGCGGCAGCGTGGTACATGATTGCTGACCCTGCTGTCCTGCCGGTAATCGAAATCGTTGCCTTGAACGGTCGCGTTGAGCCGACTGTTGAATCTGCGGATGCAGAGTTCAATACGCTTGGTGTCCAGATGCGTGGCTACTGCGACATCGGTGTCGAGCTGCAGGAATACCGCGGCGGCGTTCGAGCTGACGGCGGCGCAAGCTAATCAACGAAGGTTAATTGATTCACGGGGCTGAGCACTCAGCCCCGATTTTTTCTCATTCATTCGGATCACTGAAATGAAAATCCTAATGCTGCGAAACGCAGCCGCATCCTTTGGGTGCAAGCTGTCAGAAGGGCAAATAGGCGATGTTGATCAGTCGATTGCTCAAATCTTGATTGCTCGTGGAATTGCAGTTCCGGGAGAAATCAAGGCTGTTCCTGAAAAGACATCTGGCAAGCCATCCACAAAGCCATCGTCAGTAGAGTAATCCATGAGCGATTTCACACGACAGGGAAACGTATTTCTTGGAATGCCTGGCTACGGAAAGCAAACTGCAAGTGCAGGTCGCGGACTGTGGCGAGCGTGCCGTGATATGGATTCTGTTGCTGTGGAGTATCGCCAAGGCTCACTGTTGGCAGCAAACTTTAATGGCTTGTGGTGCTCGATGTTAAATCGACTACACAACGATGAAAGCATTCAGTATTTCGCAATGCTTCATGATGACATTGGGCCTACTGATTTCTGGCTTGACGATCTTATTGAGGAACTCGAAGCAAAGCAGCTTGATGTGCTTGGTGTTGTAGTCCCAATCAAAGACATGAAGGGCATCACATCGACCGCAATCGACGGCGGCGAAACATGGCGGCCGAAGTGTCGATTGACGATGCACGAGGTTCTGGGGCTGCCTGAAACATTCACCAGCGAAGATGTTGCTGGGCCACTGCTGCTTAATACGGGGTGCTGGGTCGCCAAGATTGATCCGGAATGGGCTCGCAAGGTTCATTTCACAATCAACGACAGGATCGTTTTCAATTCGGCGACGAATCGATACGAATCACAAGTTGAGCCCGAAGACTGGTACTTTTCTCGATTGCTTCATGAGCAGCAATTGAAGATTGGGGCAACTCGGAAAATCAAAGTAAGTCACAGGGGTGAGCTGGACTTTCTGAACGACCGACAGTGGGGCCAGAAGTTTGACGCACAAGCTGTCGAGGAAAGCCAATTGCCGGTTCCGTTTCCAACTGAAATTCCCGGCTGGCTTCATCCCGAAGAAGGTCGGGCACTGGCCGACTTATCGAAAGGAAAGCGGGTTCTTGAAATCGGCAGCTACTGCGGAAAATCAACAGTCTGCATTGCTCGCGCGGCTTCGTCTGTGACCTGTGTTGATTACTTCGATGGGCGTGCGACACCAGAGCCGCAAAGCACATTTGAAACGTTTCAGGCGTCGTGCAAAAAGTACGGAGTGACGGACAAAATCACGTTGTGCCATCCGGACGAAAGTATTCCGCAGCCCGGTTATGACTTAGTGTTCATTGACGGAAATCACGACCGCGAGTTCGTGGAGGCTGATATTCAAAAGAGTCTCGCCGTTCTCAACGAAGGCGGGCTAATTGCGTTCCATGATTACCGACTAAAGCCAAATGAGTTCGATGCCGGATGGGATGAAGGCGTGACGCAGGCCGTTGATGCGTTCGTTTCAAGTGGTGCTGAAATCATTGCGCGTCACAAAACACTGGCCGTTGTTAGGCCACCTAGTTTCGTTTCACAACAAGTTCAAGGAGCTTAATCAATGCCACAGACGACATTCCGTAGCGGCGAGCCGCAGATGATTGACTACACGCCAAGCGCAAACGTCACTGAAGGCGACGTTCTGCTGCTCGGCAATACAACCGGCCTGACATGCGGTGTCGCACATCATGCAATCACAAACGCTGTGCAGGGCGCGGTTGCGGCTGGCGGCGGGATCTATGACGTTGTCAATCTCAACAACGCTGCGGACTATGCCAAGGTATGGTGGGACGATTCCGCCAATAAAGTAACAACCACCAGCACAAATAACGCACTGTTCGGATTCATCGTGAGCGGTGGCGGTGGCGGCGCAAACACGACAGCGCAGGCACTGCACAAACCATATGTCTGATTGTCGCTGATTTCTGACCACATCCCGGAGGCGTTCCAATGGCTTATGAAGAGGAAACAATCGAATCGATTGAGGACGCTATTGAGTCGGTCGCTAAAGGAATGGTTAGCTCGTCCAGTGAAAATGGCCGGTCGATGTCGACTGTTCCAATCAAAGATCTGATTGAAGCTGATCGATATTTAAAAGGGAAGACAGCAGCCACTAAGCCGCACATGGGATTGCGATTTACAAAGTGCATCCCGCCAGGCGGTGGCTAATGGCTTCTCGATTTGAACAGCGGTTCAATCAGTTTGCAATTCCTCGACTGCAAAGAGAGTTTGCAACCGACGTCGATTTCATTCTGGATGATGACAGCGAACTCCGATTTCGGGCGTTTACAGACATTGACCAGATTCCATCTGGCGGTGAAGACTTCACTGATGTTGATGGTCGCTTGACAGTGAAAACGGCAGACCTTGCTTCAAGGTCTGCTGAATTCACTGTGCTGACAAAGGCCAGAATCAGAGATCAGATCTACGACGTTTACGCACAGGCTCCGGATCATGCGGGCCTGACAGTTTTCAACATCCGTCGCAAGTTTAACGAGCAGGATCAGTCAAACCTGTTTGACCTGCGCGGCGATCAAATTCCATTTGCATCCGAATAACCGAAAGGCCATACAATGCCCGCAGTCTCACACAAAACCCTGCTGACCGAACTGCAGATGACGATTTCAAACACCCTCACCGAGATCCAGCTCAATGTTGTCGAGGAATGGAATCTCGGTGAGGGTGTTTGAAATCGTCATCTGC